CAAGACAGGAATGATGCTGACCACGGTCTACCGTGAATCAGCAGACGGGACGATCCAACGCGGGGAGGATCGTCCCTTCGCTTCGTGGTGGGGGAACTATCGCCACATGACTGACGGGCTGTTCTCTGCTCATCTTGAGCCAGGGCTTGAAGTGGCTGACGCGGCAAGACTGCTCAGGGCGAAGAGGGAGGAAGCGAGATGAAAGAACGACCAATCCTATTCTCTGGCCCGATGGTCAGGGCAATCCTGGACGGCAGGAAGACGCAGACGCGAAGGATTGTCAAGCCTCAGCCTGAGCACCTTCAGGTTCATGAGTACAAGGGCAGTCGCATCTACGACGGGGCAAACCGCCGATGGTGCTGGAAGCAACTAGTAGCCTCAGATTGCTGGAGCATTGGCTTTGAGCAGGAGTTGGCTGAACTGTGTCCGATTGCAAAACCTGGGGACCGCCTCTGGGTCCGGGAGTCTTGGTGTCAGAAGTTTAAGGAGGATGAGAGTGGCTGGGTTTACAACTCAGAAGACAATCTGGATTCGTCCTGCGTTCATTATCGGGCTGATGGCTACGAGGTTCGCGCCATTGATGGCGACGGCTTTCAGCGATGGAACAAGGATGGCGGCGAAGCAAGCCCTTGGAAGCCATCAATCCATATGCCGCGCTGGGCGTCTCGGATTCTCCTGGAAGTCGTGTCCGCCCGAGTCGAACGGCTGAACGAGATTAGCCATAAAGACGTGGTTGCTGAGGGAATTGAGCCTAATCAACCCGGCTACTACACTTGTCACAACGGGGCTAAGTACATGGACTTTCAGGAATACCAAGAGCTTTGGGAATCCATTAACGGACAAGGCTCCTGGGATGACAACCCATACGTTTGGGTAATTGAGTTCACGGTGATTCAGCCATGAGCGTTCTGCCAATGGGCATCCCTGCCCCCCCTGCCGGATTCAGAATCTCTGCTCCCGGCAGGTTTGAAAGCTGGGCAAAGACAACGGACGTTCCAGTTCCTGATTGGGGCGCCTACTTCAGCCGATGCGATCCGCAAAGGCTGAAGTCTATTGGCGTTTGGCTGGCTGGGCAGGACATCCCGGGCATCTGCACCTTGGAAAGCATGGCGCGGGATGAGGCCCATAAGCCATCAGAACGATGCCTGTTTACGGTCATTAGGAGGCCCAAGGACAAGGCAACGACTTGGTATGTCATCAGACGCATGGACCCGATGTTAAGGGTATGCCACACGTCCACGATCAAACGAACCGCTGTTGATGATTGGCAGCCATGCCGCCTGATCCAATCGACAAGGACATTCACCATCCAACTCCCGGGGGACAGCTTCCCGCAGGACGTTCTTGACGCCGCAGTAGATAGAGGGTTCAAACTGTGATTCTGATTCTGGTTTTGACTGCACTCGTCATCTACGGTTTGGTCATCCTTGACCGAATCCAGCTTGACCAACTCCGCAAAGAGTGGGATAAGTGGAACGGCTGAAGGCTGGAACATCTAGCCCAACAAAGAAGCCCCGCTAAGTCAAGCGGGGCTTCTTTGTGAATGAGCGATATGTCAGGAGCCGAGGAACTCCTTGACCCTGGCATTGAAGATCACATCATCAGGCTTCAGTTTGCGCCCAAGGTAGAGCCCCTGCATGGACTTGACCCTTGAAAGAGCCACGTAAAGCTGACCATGAGCGAATGTGCCCATCTCTAGCTCAATCTTGGCAGAGTCAAGCGTCTGTCCCTGGCTCTTGTGGACTGTGATGGCCCAGGCAAGTTTAAGAGGGACCTGAGTGAATGAGCCTTCGACACGTTCGGTAATGTCTTCAGTCTCAGTGTTCAGTCCGTAGCTGATCTTGTTCCACTGGGCAGGTTCAGCAATGATCGTTCTGCCATCGCTGATCTTGACTGACGGGTATTCGCCTTTGATGGACTCAACTACTCCAACTTCACCATTGCTGACGAAATCACTGTTGTCCTTGTCAGGCATCCAGCGCCCATCACTAAGCGGGATCTTGGGTCCGTACCAGCCGTTGCGAGTGAACATGACCTGAGCCCCAACCTTGAGTTCAAGATGGCTTGGCGCAGGGTATTCCGATTCCTTGAAGTCACCTTCTACTATCGCGTCAAATAACTTGACTGTGCCCGCAAGCTGTGAAAGCCTGAGCGCGTTGATCGTGTCAGCCTTCTTCCGTCCATAAGTGAGGCTCACTGTCTCCGATCCAGCAGGAGGCAAGAGCCCTGCCCTCTGGTTGAAGTATTCAATGCCTTTGGCGTCCCCCACGCGGATCAGGTTTAGATTCTCGACCATTTCTGGGTCGGACTGTCTGAAGACATCCGTCAGTTCAAGGACTTCCAGCTTCACGCTCGTCTCATCTTCATCAATGAGGCTGGGGAGCCTGTCGCCTTTGTCGGTCAGGCAAAGAGCATCAAACCAGAACGGGGACTTGTATCTCTGCTTCATCCAATCCTTCTCTGACTGACCGCCATCCCTGCCCGGCCCATCGCTGACAATGGGTTCAAGCTGGCACATGTCGCCAAAGGCTACAACGGTTTTGCCGCCAAAGGGGCGGGAATCTCCAGTAGTCTTCCTGAGCTTGGCTTCCACTGCATCGAGCATGTCAGCCCTGACCATGCTGATTTCGTCAATGATGATGAGGTCGGCCCTGCCTATGACTGCAGCCTCTGCCTGCCTCAGCTTCCCCTGCTTGCGTGTCAGTGGCCCGGGCTTAAAGCTGAAGAACCGATGCAGGGTCGATCCGCCGACATTGACAGCAGCAAGCCCCGTAGGAGCCAAGACGACACAGGAGCAGGCGTCCCTGATCTGCCTGAGCACTGTGCTCTTGCCTGTGCCTGCCTTGCCCGTGACAAAGAGGAACCTCCCCTCATTCTTTGCGCCAAGGACTGCATCCAGCGCTGCCTTCTGGCTGGCTGACAGTTCAACCTTGGGCGCGGCTTCACCAGAGCCCAGCGCGGGGGCAGGTACGGGTTCTGGCTTCTTCTGACAGGAGGGACAGGGATAGTAGAGGTCTTCTGTCTCGTCTGCTTCCGCGAAGGGGTCCCTGAGTTGGCCTGAACCCATGCACTCTTTGCAGAGAGTTGATGGATCAACAGTGTCAGGGAATATTGGCAGGGGGATGTCCTGGCTTGGCGTGATGAATTCGGACATCTTCGCCCTTGCCGCATCCTTGCCCACGAGTTCGATCCAAGACAGGAACAGGTGAGCTTCAGCCTTGCTCAGTTCTGAGGTTGAGGCTATAGAGCAGTCGTCGTGCTCATTGCCTTCCGAAAGAAAAGCGGACAGCGCCACGAGCCTGTCATGCCCCTTGACCCCAAATTCAGACAGCGCCGCATTCAGGGCAATAAGCTGCCCGGCTGATTCGATGCCATCATCCCCTGCCCTAGTGATCTTCTCTTCAAACCAGGAATCTGGAGGGTTCGGGACATCCGTCCCCCAGATTGTGTAGATGGATGGCCTGATCTGGAGTTCTTCCACCCCCAGTGGTTCAGGCTCATCATCCTCATCGTCAAGGGCAGACAGATTCAGGGCCGCTGGCACAACTGGAGCAGGCTCTTCGGCTTCCTCATAAACTGGTTCGGTTTCCATACGAATTGCGGCGACTCGCTCCCGCACTTTCTGCCTCAGCAGGGCCGACGTGAGTTCAACTGTATAGAGCGCCCGGTCAATCATGTGGGCGTCTGCGTCAAATGGGAGCCCTTTGACATGGGCGGCAACACGGATGCTGCCATAGCGGTCGGTGCTGATCTGCTCTTCAACAGACACCGTGATTTTTGGCTCTTCGTTCATCACAAAAGAATTATCACACAAAATACGCGGAAATTCGTTTTCATCCGCAGAAAGTGTGCGATAATTCAAATCAGAGCAGGGGCCCGGGTGGCCCAAAGCTCAAAACGCCATGAGAGGAAGAAGCAGGAATCTCACCCGAGACGAAGAAGCGGAGTTGGTCAGTCAGGCCGATTCCAGAAAGCACGATCAGACTATTGAGTCCATCTGTGCCGGGTTCGGAGTCGCGGTCAGAACCTACTACGACATCAAAAGGCGGATTGAGCAGGCTCAAGAAACAGAGAGTTCAAAATGAACAACACCGATATCGAAAACAGCGGAGACTTTCAGGACGTTGAGGTTCTGGGCGAAGATCAAGTCAAGGTCAGCGGCGGATTCAATCCAAGCTACAGATTCAGTGACGGCAAGATTGTCACAGGATCAGAAGAGGCCGGGACTCTGGAACAGAAGAAGCTCTTGACCGGGCTTTTGAAGTCCATCACCATCAGGACTTGGATGCCAGACGACAGCAGCAAGAAGGCCAGCCAACACCTGCGATTCACCCTCACCACAAAGGAAGGTGATGTGGATGTTGAGGAATGGCTTTCTGACATGGAAGGCAATCTTGACAAGGCCAACGGCAAGGCCATCAGCATTGCATGGGGGCTTCTCCAGTGCGCCAAGGGTGAGCAGATTGCAGTTCAGGCCCAACAGGGCGCAACCGCAAACAAGTGGGGCAAGAAGCCGACCTTCATCAACTTCTTCAGGGTTGTGGACACCAAGGGGAACACCAAGGAGGTTCCAAGGAGGGGCAAGACTGACAAGTCCATTGAAGTAATCTGGGCAGACTTCAAGGCCCAGCTCATGCAGCACCCGGCCTGGATCGCTCCAACTGACCCTAAGAATCAGGTCAGGCCAGACACCCACCTACACAACCTTATCGCGCTCTGCGCCAAGAATGGCTGGGTGACTCCACAAGACGCACCCCGGGCTTGGATTGAATCCGCAGCGGCTGTGTTCCAGCGAAACGCCGCCGACATCAACGGGCTTAGGGATATCAGTGACGACGACTGGGGGACCATCCTTCAGGCCGTTCAGGACCGTGACCCTGGAAATCCTCCCAAGGCTGGGAAGAAGGTCCAGGCCGCATCTGCTCTTGACTAGAAAATCTCAGCCCCCTGGTGAAATCCGCCAGGGGGCTGCTTTGTCTTTGGAATTTATCAGAACATGAGTGAAGCATTGAGGGCAATGGCGGCAATGGCGCCCATCACACAGGAGGGAAAGGACTTCAACGCAAAGTGTGAGCGCAGGGGATGGACGGACGACGATGGGTTTTTAATCCCTCTGCACTGGCGGGGGGTGAGCCTGCATTGGCAGAAGCTGGGCATCAGCATCAGGTCAGGCCACATTGACGACTTGACTAAAGAAAAGAAGCGGGCCGACGCTCCACCAAGAAAGCCTGCCAAGCCATTCACAACAGCTGCGGCTCTGGCATGGGGGCGAAGCAGGGGATGGAAGCTCAGGGATAGAGAGCGCTCAACCCTGACCAAGACAGGGGCGGGGAAGTTCGTCAGGCGCACACACGACATTCTCATGGGGTCTGACCTCATGTTTGAAGATCCCAGCGGAGAGATTCGCGGAATGATCTTGGTGCAGGCAGGCGGCAAAGGTGAACGGACCCCGCACCTGGCAAGGTTTGAAGAGAGGGGCGGGAAAGAGTCTTGCAGGAACATGATGGCGACATTCATCTATGCTGAATTCGTGAGAGGCGAAAAAGAGCCCATTCTCGCTGAAACCTGGGGCTCCCCAAATGGTTGAGCGCCTGTCTGCCGATGACTACGAAAGCCTGAGTAAAGGCAGCGGGCTTGATGACGGCACGATCAAGCAGAGAGGCTATTGGACGGCCACAAAAGTTAAAGAGCTTTCTGCCCTGGGATTCGCTCCTGCTCAGTGCCTTGTCCCAGCTCTGGTCATCCCTGTCCACACCGTTGACGGGGGCAACACCCCCAAGACCCTGTATCAGATTCGCCCAGCCTCGCCACGGCTGATTGACGGGAAGCCAGTCAAATACGAGACTGTCGCGGGGCAGGGAATGAGGATTGATGTGCCTCCGCAGGTCTACCCAGTCCTCGGAGACCCAAGAGAGCCACTGTACATCACCGAGGGGGCCAAGAAGGCTGACGCAGCCGCTCAGAGGCTTCTGGCCTGCATCGCTCTGCTGGGTGTTTGGAACTGGAGAGGCAGAGGCATTGATGGCGGAGTTCTTGAGCTTTCGGACTGGGACGCCATCGCGCTGAAAGGCAGGCAGATCTTCATCTGCTTTGATTCGGACGTGATGACCAAGCCCCAGGTAAGGGGCAGCTTGATTCGACTCGCGGCTATGCTTAGGCGCCGAGGGGCTTCGTCGGTCTCAGCTATTGTTCTGCCTGAACCTGCTGGGAAGAAGATGGGGCTTGACGACTTCTTTGTTCAGGGCGGCAGAGTCGCAGAACTTGACGAGCACATTGATGATTCACTCTTCGGGGGAGTCATCGAGGTCATTGGCAGAGGGCTTGTCGAGCTCACATCCAAAGCCCTTGACAGCATCTCTGCCAATGACGACGGCTCCCCCAAAATCTACCAACGATCAGGAGAGCTTGTCAGGGTCGTGAGCGATGAGCGCGGCGCCCCCATCATCGACACTCTCAACATCAACAGCCTCAGAGGGATTGCCGCTGAATCAGCGGAATGGCGCAAAGCTGGGAAGGTGGTCTTCCCAGACAGGGACGTGATCGCAAACCTTCTCTCGTCCCGGGACTGGCCTGGCGTCAATGGGATATTCACCACGTCTCTCTGCCCGGTCCTGACCCCATCAGGCAGGATCAGCACAATCAACGGCTACGACGAAGAAGCTAAGGTCTTTGTCAAGTGTGATGCCGAGATTCCAGTGTTTGACGGGAATGCCGCCGATGCGGCGTCTTGGATCTTCGGAGAGGTCCTGAGTGACTTTCCCTTTGATGGCGAAGCAGACAGGGCCCATGCGCTGGCTTTGATGCTCCTGCCGATGGTCAGGCCATTCATCAAGGGCCCGACGCCCCTCCATCTCTTTGATGCGCCTGTGCAGGGCTCTGGAAAGTCACTTGCCGCTAAGACCTGTTTGATTCCAACACAGGGCCAGGACCCGGCTGTGACATCAGGCACCAAGGACGAAGAAGAATGGCGAAAGAAGATCGCCACAAATCTCAGATCAGGGATGCCCTATGTCTTCTTCGACAACCTCACGAGGAAGGTTGACTCTGACACCCTTGCGCTGTGTCTGACAGGAACTTGGTGGAATGACCGGAACCTTGGCAGCATGAACCTCATCTCTGCCCCGATACGCTGCGCATGGGTGGCGACGGCCAACAATGCCGAACTGAGCCGGGACATTCTTAGGCGAACGGCTTGGGTCAGGCTTGACCCGAAGATGGAGCGCCCAGAGGACAGAAGGAGCTACAAGCACCAGGACATTACAAGATGGACATGGGAAAACCGGGGATTGATTCTCTCAGCAATGCTTAGGATGATAAGTGATTGGGCTGAAGTTCATGAACCTGACGGGAGAAAGGTTATTCAGTACCAGGGGCGAAAACTTGGGACCTTTGAAGAGTGGTCTTCGGTCATTGGGAGCATTCTTGATGTGGCGAAGGTGCCAGGATTCCTTGGGAACATTGATGAACTGAGGCTTGCGGCTGATGCGGAATCTGGCAGTTTTGCTGAGTTCTATGATCGGTGGTGGGCCGAATATGGCTCGTCTACGGTAAAGGCTAAAGAGCTTTTGGACATCTGGAAAGCTGACGACATGCTGGCAGGGATGGTCTCGCCAGACAAAGGGGAAACCATGCAGGCAGCCAAGCTCGGGAGGATCATCTCACAGATGGTTGGAGTTGTCAGAGGGGGGAAACGGGTAGTCAGGAATGGACAGAGGGCAGGGTCTGTCAGCTACCGCATGGATCTAGTGAAGGTCGAGGACATCACCCTGTTTTCGACTGGGTATGACTTCAACGGCAATAAGGCCAAAACCGAAGGGGAATTTGATGATGTTGAGATTTGAGGGGCTGAAAATGGTGGGGATGGTGGGGTACGGGCACTGCTACCCCACCATTTTTCTAGGTTCAAATGGTGGGGTACGAAAACGCTACCCCACCACGGTTTTAGACTCAAATGGTGGGGATTGGTGGGGTAAATGTCTGTCCTACACCCTTATGCGCACACGCACACGCACGCACACGCACAAGGCTGGGATTTGTGATTTACCCCACCAATCCCCACCATTTGAGTCTAAGCGCAGATTGGCTACCCCACCATTTGAACCTGAGCAGATTGGTGGGGTAGCAGGGTTTGCCCCACCAATGATCCCCACCAACCCCACCAAAGACAGGAATTGAACTGAAATGAACGAAAACACGAATGGGCGCATGATTGCGGGGGTCGCCTCCCCGCTTGGAGTGATTCGGGCCATGATCGGAGACGGTCGCGGAGATCTGGTCAAGGTTATTGATGGCAAGGTCAAGGCCGTGAAGGCTTCAGGGACACCTGTCTGGATTCGTCAGGCTCTCAGTGATGATCGAGATTCAGTCATTGCGTCCCTGCATGAAGAAGCAGTGAGTGGGCGCGTCAGGTGGGAGGACAGTTTGGCCGCTGGACTGCTGGATATTAGGCTAGTGTCTTTGACTGGAGGCTTAATGTGCTGGGATGACGACAATGTGAAGCTTGCGGCTTATGCCATTGATGCCATTGATGATTCGGCCCGGATGATCGAAGGCAGGGGGGGGAACTGGAAGGCGCTGCTTCAGGATGACTATGAACGGTGCCTAGCGCTTTACAATGCTGCGTACAGGACCGGAATGGTTCTGGGGGGGCGAGACCTCATGGAAGCCATCAAGGACATCCTGCCAAGCCGAGGGGGAAAGCCAAAGGGGGAGATCCCCGTGCAGGCTGGGCTGTTTGGCGGCGCTGACCTGGGGGCGCTTGACTGATGAACCTCCCACGCCCAGCGTCTCACGTGTGGGCAGAATGGATGAACATTCTGACGCCCGCCCAGCGCAGGGTCGTCAGCGCTTGGAAGGGCTCTGGCTATAATGAGTTTCTAAGCCCAAAAACCTGCTGGTATCTGCTTTGCGGAAAGAAAAACCCAGCGGAAAGGGCAAAACGAAGGGCTGCCCTCACTGCTGCAGCCACGGAATATGAGCGCAATGAATCCAACCGAAGCGGAAATCTGGGCAGAGGCCGAGGTTTGGCGTCATGAGGTTGAGGTTATCTGCCGTCGCCGCTGGCAAATGACCATCGAAGAGGCCGAGGATGCCGCATCAGACGCTATCGCCAAAGTAGGCGCCGCTCCTGTCCGTGACCTGAAAGCCGTCCGCAACATGCTCCACCAGTTCTGCGAGTGGAGGGCGAAAGAGCGGTTTAGGAGATCCACCCGCCGCGATGAACTTACTGCCGATCTCCGCCACGCATCACGGGATGGATCAGGAAGTCAGTGGCAGGCGTTTCTCGCCGCCGGGGCAGAGACAGCATCAGCCGAGTTTCAGAACACCGAAGTCCTCCACCTCCGAGAAGCCCTTGAAGCGGTTGAGCCACACTACGCCGCAGCCATCATGCTCCAATACTGGGGGTTTAAACAAAGAGAAGCAGCCGAAGCCCTTCACATCACGAAAGCCTGCTACAAGACATGGCTGTACCGAGGACGCGAAGCAGTCAAACTGGTAATGGCAGAGAGTTGGGCAGAGCTTGACATCTGCCGCGATTACATCAGCAAGAGTGATTCTGATAGGACCAAGATTGCTGTAGACTTCAGACGCAGACAGGCAAGAAAGCCAAAACAGGCTCCCGAATCGTCTAACCAAACAGATGATGGCGTTCCCGCCAAGAGTTGAATCCATGAGCAATGAACCAACAAACCCACAAGAGGAAAGCCCACTGCAAAGCCTGGTCTACTCCTGGGCTATCGCAGCCAAGAGAATGATCCTGCCATCCATCGTCAGCATCATCGTGGTCTGGCTTGGAAAGGCTGGATTCGCTGGCGAAGAGGTCAAGAGCCTCGCAAACCTCCTGGGCGAGGCGATTGTCCTCATCGTCACCATGTCAGCTCACCGCATCGACTGGGCCAAGTACGTCAAGAACGTTGAGGTCAAAATGGGAGGGGGCAAGTAAGTGGCACGGCTTCAGATTGGCTTTGCTGACAGGATCAGTTCAGGCGCCTTCAACATCCCAGTAAGGCTTACCCCCATTGACCTGCCCCTCACGTCCGCAACAACCCCAAGAGCAAAAGCATGGGCGCGGGATCTCGTTGGACTCCTTGGTGCGTTGGGATACACCATCAGCCACATTGACGACGACAAGCAGACCGAGGTCAAGTTTAAGGGCGTCTTCATCAGGGTGAGGCTTTGAACGCAGTGGATGACATTCTCAGGTGGGCAGGGATCGCCATAACAGCGCTCGGCGCCGCGTTTGGTTACGGGCACCTGCATCAGCGTGTAGCCAGTCTTGAACAGGTTTCAAGAGAAACCGCCCACAAGCTAGACAAGCTCCTTGATATGGCGAGTGAGGCCAGAGAGCGACTAGCCAGGATCGAAGGGAGGCAGTAGCTATGAGTGAGGGCAAAGACAGCCCACAGCCCAAGAAGAACCCACGCAACGCTACAGGGAAGGGCGGACGAGCACAAACAAATCTCTCGCCCATAAAAGAATGGTCGGGCGGATTGAGCGAAGCCGAGGTAGTAAAGTGGGAAGCCGTGGCTTTAGTGGTCCGCACTGGAACCCCTCCTGCAATGGCTGTTGGCCCGCTTGGGATGAGGGCGAGCTACCAGTGGCACAGATCGCGGAAGACTGGCGTCTATCGGATGCTTATGGATGCCTGGGATGAAGGGTCGATAAAGAACCTTGACAAGATCAAGCAGGCTGATTCGTGGCAGGCAGCGGCTTGGCTCTTGGAGCGTTGCCGCCCTATGGACTTCGCGGTAGATGGCTCCATCCGCCGCACCATCCTCGAACTGGCTCAAGAAGCTGGGCTAGACGTTGCTGACATCAATGACCTGATTCGCTTGGTCAAGTCGTGCGCCGAAAAGGAAATCGACCTCGGCGCGTTCGTGACTGAGGAACTGGCGAAGCGTGACCGTGAAGCCCTTGAGATTGCGTCTTAGCCATTGAGGTAGAATCTGATCGCTGGGCGAGGGGGAGCAGAGAACCCTAAACCTGGCGGTCCTGAACCATCACACACAGCCCTTGCTCCCCTGCTCAGGAGCCGTCAGACCAGAAGGGCAGCTAAGGACACTCGACAAAACCGGGTGTCCTTTTCTTTTGTTAGTGCGTCGACGACGATTCGCCTACGAAAAGTCATATAGGGCCACTCCTAACAATCGTAGGCCATTGAAGCATCGTCTATCATAAAGAGGATGCCGCTAGACTCCTACCTGTCTCGGGCGAAGACGAACCGCACAGACTCCACAATCAAGCGTGTGGACTTTGGCATCATGCCGAGGCTGTTTGATGCTCACAGGGGGCAGAAGGAGGCATGGCAGTTGCCCAGGGACTGCTACAGCATCCTTGCGGTATGTGCTGGATGGCAAAGCGGGAAGAGCTCCATCGGCACAGCTTGGCTTCTGCGTGAGATCCAAGAGACTCCCAAGTGTGAGGACTACGCGGCGGCAGCGCCGAACTTCCCGTTGATGAATAAAAAGCTCCTTCCTGAGTTGAAGAAGGGGCTGAAGGGAATAGCCAAGTATCGGCCTGGGACGAGGGTCTTTGAATCGACTGCTGAGGGGCTGAAGCGCATGGGGCGAACCAAGCCCTTCACAATTCACCTCCTGCATTGCGAGGACCCCGACGCTTTCGAGGCTGGCACCTATGGCGCGTTGTGGATTGACGAGCCTGGGCAGATCGCAGACGTGTACTACAGGGCGGCTCAGGCTCGACTGGCGGTCAAGCGTGGGAAGATGCTGCTCACCTCCCGGCCTTATCGGTTCAACTGGTACAAGCGAGACATTTGGGACAAGCGTTGGGACGAGATCACCAACCCAGGGTCCCCTATCAGGGTTGTAAACTTCAGGTCATGTGACAACCCTGAGTTTCCGATGGAGACCTATCTGGAGCGCAAGAAAGAGCTTCCCGCATGGCTCCATGCGATGCTTTATGACGGCGTATTCACTCGTCCTGCTGGCGCGATCTACGACTGCTTCGATCCAGCCAAGCACTACAGGACGCCTTGGAATCAGGTTCCTCAAGAGGCTGAGGTTCTAGTCGGGCTGGACTTCGGACTTGTTCACATGGCGGCAATCTGGGGAGTGCGGTGGCTGGATGAGAAGGGCAGGAGGTGCGTCCACTGGATCGGCACCTACCTTGCTGGCAACCAGTCAACAGAAGACCACGTCACGAGCATCCTGGGGCAGATCAGGACTTCCCTTGCTGGGATTAGGATTCAGAAATTCAGGATCGTGCGGGCCGCTGGTGGGGCAGGATCAGAAGACAACTGGCGAATACAGTTTGCTGGCGCTGGGCTTGCGGTTGAAAAGCCGCCTTACCATATGGTTGGGCCTGGGATTCAGTGCTGCTACCTCCAGCTCAAGCGGGGGACGTTCACCTTTGCGCCTGGGCTGAAGAAGCTGAGGACTGAGTTGGAAGAATATGCCTTTGAAACGACGGATGAGGGTGATGTTCTCGACACAATCCTAAACAAAGCGACTTATCACAGGCTTGACGCGTTTAGGTATATTGGAAGCGCGGAGTTTCCACTGTCTGCGGACGATGAGAGAGCCGCGAACGTGACCCGAAGAGGGTCTGAGGAAAGGTCAAATGATGGGATTTAGAGACAGAGAAGACGGTCAGGCTCCAGAGCCACGAGTTTCAGCATTCTCCGGGTTCAACCTTGTTGGTTGGTTCCCCATTGGTTCCGATGTGATATGGCGCGGGGATGAAACCTTCGCCCGAGTCATGGCATCTGGCGATGTTGCTTACATCACATACCGTCAAGAGGTCAACGAGTTTGCTGGTGGTGTGAACTGGGTGGTCATTGCAAAATCACAGTCATTTGAGTCGGTGATGAGTGTTCTTGAATCAGTTGCGGCGATGCAGTTCGGATGGCGTGACTACTCCAAGGTGATCGGCTGGGATTGTGCAGAGGTGAAGGGCACACCATAAATGCAGGGGCAGCACCTCTTTGAACTCCCTCCCCGTCATGCGGGGGAATGGCCTGGGGCAGAGCGCAAGTACCGCCCGCTCCCTGGTCGTCTGCATCTTGAGTGCATGAAGATCCCGCAGTCCTCAAGCGGCATCATCCTCACTGATCGAGGAAAGCAGTTTTGTGACGTGGCGCGAGTTGTGGCGTCTGGGGTTCCTGAGTTGTCAGAGGGGCAGACAGTCCTCCTGATGGCTGGTGTTGGGGCTTACCTGGGCCGTGAGTACACAGAACGGCTGGTAGGGGCATCCCCAACGGCAAGAGATGACAGCGAGGCAGGGGACGACTGGTGGAGCGTGATCCCCGCAAGGCTTGAGGGCTTTCACTGGGTTCTATCTCCTGGCTGGCACTGGGCTTATCCGGTGGGTGATGGGCCAATTCTGTCCGTCCATCGTCAGAATAGGTACCGGGTTCATTGCCCTGAGATTCTGGGCTATGAGGGTGGACATGTGGATTTGACCGAGCAGGAGATGATCGCGAGAGGCTGGGAATTGTTCTGCATCACTCGCCCGGGCGGGTTTAAACGCCATTTGGTGCTGACATGATAATTGGAGATGGATTCACCTACGTTGTGACAAAAGACGTTTTGCAAGATGACGGGGCGCCTTTTATTGTGTGGGAGTTGAAACTGGACCATCGGCGCGTTTGGGACGTGACGGCCAAGCTGATGTCTCCAGAAAACGAAGTGACTGGCACGATTAGAATGGCTCATGGCGTCTGTAGGGACTGCCCCATTGAGAAATGCCCTGGATTCGAGAAGTTTAAGCACTTTGTTAAAATTGCGGGCACCCTGGAAACCGCTTGGGAGCTCTTGTCTATGGCACAATCCATTGGGTGTCTGAAGCCAAGAAGTGAGTAATGTTATGATCGAGAAAGCAGACGGGTTCAAACTTCCATCATCTGTCCTGAAGGGAAAGCGTGAGGTCTTGTCTGCGCTTGTGCGGCAGGTGATTGACACCGGGCTACAGGCAAGAAAGGGGCTGGAAAGCCGATGGGAAGTCCTTGAAAAGATGTACCGCATGGAAAAGGATTCCAGCGGTTCAACCGTTTTTGAGGATGCTGAGACGAGGACGACCCCTCTGCTCCACTCACGAATCAAGCGGCTGTCAGACACCACTCACGGAGCGCTTACCGTAGTCTCACCTCACTGTCAGGCGATTCCCTACGATCAGAGCCAGAAAGGTGCCGACGTGCTTGAGGGAGCAGTGCAGGCAACGCTTGACGCTGAAGAGTTTGGCGAGTACCAAAGGCTTGCCCTGAAGGATGCTGCGTTGTGCGGGCTTGGCGTCTTGTGGCTCCCGCTGAAGGAAGGCAAGGGAGTTGAGGTGACACACGTTCACCCGGGGACGTTCTTCTGCCTGCCAAACATCAGCCACGATATGCGGCGGCTGTACGCGATGGGGCATCTGAGCAAGGTCCCGCTGTACAAGCTGAACGAACTGAAAGCGGCTGGCACGATCTACAAGGATGCAGACATCATCCCTGACCAGTCTGCTGATGTGTCCGATGGAGCGAGTTCAGAGAACACAGTGACCCTGACGGATGACGGGGAACTGCCACTCGACTACCAGTTGGTCGAAGTCTGGAACGTGCTTCTCTACTGCCAGATCGGGAAGCGGATTGGCTGGTGGTCTCTCATGTTTGCCGAGGGGTCAGATCAGGTCCTCTCCTGCGATGAGTACCAGTACCTGCGCCCCTGGTATGCGATCTACCGGATTCACCTTGAGCCGTCGCGGTTCTGGCCTGAGTCACCCGTAGCCAACAACATCCAAAGCCTTCAGCATATGCACAGCACACTGTCTGCTGTGCTTGAGCAGGGTGGAGCGGCTTCTACCGTTGGGTTCCTGATCCTGAACGGCGTCATTGAGAACGGCAAGAAGCTGACGAAGATTAAGCCCGGGATGGTTGTTCATCAGACTCAGGTAGGGGCAGGCATTGGGGCTCAGGCAGTCTTCCCAGCCATCAAGATTGGCGACATCCCCGGGATTTTGCAGAAAGTGGAGCAGGACGCTGACGCGGCTGTATCCATCGGCAGAATCGCCACGAGTCAAGAGCTTAATGATGCAACGGCAACTGAGGTACAGGCATTGCAGGCCAGTCAGGCGCAGGCGGAGAACGCTTATGCTTCGGTTGCGTCAGGCGGAATCGAATCAGTCTTTGCCATTGTCGATCAGTATTGGAAGAGATCCTACGACGTGATGCAGAAGTGTTACGGTCATCGGCTTGACCTAGACGAGCTTCTTGACTCTCTTGAGATTGACGTGGAGTGGAAGGCCGCAGGACGCGCCCCAGACGCAAGCCCAGCAGTGCAGATGCAGAGGCTCCAAGCCTTGTATCAGATGGCTCAGAATCCCATGAGTGTTCTGTCCCCGCAGGCTGTTGAAGAGCGGATCATCAAAGAGATGGGGATTGGTGACGTTGATTCGCTGAAGAAGGAAAACCAGGATGAGGCAAGAAGAGCAGCGGGAAGTCCTGAGCTGGTGGGCGCACCCAACCCGGAAGCTATGGCAGCAGGTCCTCAAGGACAACCGGGCGCAATGCCTGCACAGCTTGAGCAAGGTGGACCCATGCAGGGCGGACCTGATAGCCAATTTGCAGGGGCAGATTCAGGTTTTTGACATGATGATGGATGAGTCCACAATGACCGAAGATTTGAAGTCGAAACTAAGAGGAACCAAAGAATGAACCCAGAAGACGAACTGATGGATGAACTGGACCCCATGCCAGGGGAAGAGGAAGAGTCAGCGCCAGAACTGCCAGAAGCCACTGAGCCAGATGCTCCGATGGAGATGGACCCACGGCAGAGGCAGGCCCTTGTTCAGCAGATGATTCTTGAAGACCCTGAACTGAAGGATGTCTTCATGGCTGGCATGATGGCGAAGAATCAGCCTCAGCAGCCACAGGAGGAACAGCAGGACCCCCGCGCATTGATCGAGGGTGATCCTGGGCTAGAGCTTCTGTACGGCAAGATTGAGCAGATTGAGCAGGAGCGCAATCAGGCGAGGATGGAGACTCAGGCAGTTCAGACGCTTGGGCAGTTCATCGCTCAGAACGACGTTCCTGACGAGATTGCAAAGGACATGATGGCGATGCCCGCTCTCGGCCTTGCGATTGCTCAGGACCCTCAGTTCGCTGGGCTGATGACGAAGCTAGTCAAGACTGCTGGCGGCGTCAGAAAGCACACTGAAGCGGTCGCGTCCTCGATCAAGCCTCCTGCCACAGTCGGTCAGACTTCGGCTATGGCTGGTGATCCTGGGCTTGACGCTAAGGCGATGAACCTCAAGAAGACGCTTGGCACCCAAAAGGGCTACAAGAACTTTTCCGACCAGGACTGGAAGGATTTGGCTAAGGACTGAACATGGCAATCAACGAGAACCCAAAACGACGGCGACCCAAGGGCACAGCGGCGGCAGTAGGCGCGTCCCCTTCTGGTGATTTCTTCTACTACCGTGTCCCAAAGGACGTGACCCTCCACGGGAACAAGTGCTACGAAGACCGCATTGAAGAGCTCCAGGAACAGGGTTATGTGGTCGAAGGTCAGAACAGCAAGGGGACTATGATGAAGATTCCCATGAGGGACTATCTCGCCAAGAAGTCTGAGAGGCTGAACCAGTTCAAGGCCATGAGCGCCATTCCCAAGGAGCTGGGCGAAGTGGTGGAGCAGAAGAGCATGGCGGCAATGCCTGGTGACTTCTCCGCTGGTGGCGAGGAAGACGAAAGCGGCGGAATTGACGGCTAAGTCCACCCGCTAAAGCATTCAGAGGCCAGGGTCCCAACTCGGGGACCGAGGTTTGACCGCCTTCTCAACTGGCCTCTTTGTGCTGTCTGGCCTTCGGTCCTTTTGTCTGGACTGAATCCATATTGCAAATCAATCGTCATGATTGAATAGCGGAGAGGCTTAAACCTTTCTTTCTTCCGAGCATGAGGCGCACGAGCCATGCCATCCGATCCGCTAGGCCAACAACATGGGAGTTTATCCTTCAAGTTCATGGTCCCCGATCATCAAGGTTCGGCGCATCGGGGGAGGTCAGGCAACTGCTGTTTACCTCCCTGTCGCGGCGTCTCAGACAATCCTGAAGGGGGACATCCTCAAGTATGCCAGTGGCAAGCTGACGCAGGCAATCGCCAACTCTGCTATCGCTTCTGGTGAAAACATCGACTCTGGCGGCACGTCTGGCGGGCAGGATTTGTTCGTCGCCATTCAGGACTACACCACGACTGCGTCAGTTGGTGAAACCAACAAGATGCACGTTGCCCCGCTTGATGTGAACGAGGTTCTGCTGCAGGTTGGCGTATTCGCTGACACTGCCACTGCTGGAGCCCCCGGCACCTCTTCCACTGCTGTGACTGACATCCATGCTGGTGGAATCTACCAGTTTGGACGCTACAACAACGGCGGCATCTTCTCCTATGGAGCGGACACCGAGACGACCAACGGCGAACTGAAGCTGAACTCCGACTACGAAGGAGAAGGCGCAACCGCCACGAACATGAGGGGCTGGTTCACCCAGTCAAAGGGTAAGTAAATGCCTGACGTAATTGCATCAAACGCAGCTCTTGCAAGAAAGGGCATTGACAAGATCATCAGTGTTGAGCTGAAGAAGAAGCGCGATCTTGGCGCGGAAATGGGCTTTGAGGTCATCAGCGACTCACAGAGCTACATCCGCATCCAGCAGGCTTCTGGCTTCGGACTGATGGAAGAGGTCGCAGAGCTTGCGGGTCACCCCGAAGTGTCTTTGGATGCCAACCGCACCAGGGACTACTACTGGAAGATCTTCAAGATGAAGCATGTCGTTTCTGAAGAGGCTCTCAAGTCCGCTCAGTACGCGCTTCGTCAGGCTGGCAAGATTGGCAACCTTCTTGCCAAGGCAATGAACCACACCCAAAACACGGACGTTACCAACGTCTTTGTTGGTGGCTTCACTGGCACATCGACCATTGACGGCGTTTCGCTGTTCAACGCTTCTCACCCGCTTGATTCTGGCTACGGCACTCAGTCGAACACTGATGCGGCTGACCTGTCTGCTTCAACTCTCTCGGCTGGCATTGTGGCGCTGGCCGGACAGAAGGCAAACAAGGGCGAGCCGTTCATGTGCATGGGGCCCTACAAGCTGATCGTCCCAACCGCCAACTACATTTCTGCTGAGGTTCTGAGGCAGAGCGCCCTTCTCCCCGGTTCTCCGAACAATGACGTGAACGTTCAGGGCAACACCCTCAGCGGCGTCTGCGTGAACCCATACCTGACCGATACTGACGGCTGGTTCCTGGTGGACACTGAAGCCTGCGAAGGACTCCACACCCTGAAGTTCAATGGCGGCGTCATCATCAGGAATGACACGGACATGGACACGAACGCTGTTCGGTTCTACTGCTCGTTCAGGCAGTCCTCGGACTGGCACGACTGGCGCGGCACCTACGGGAGCCCTGGAGCCTAATGAAAGGCGCCAAGAAGCCGAAGCCCAAAGGCCCGATTCGCCCTGATAAGGCGATGGCGATGGGCAAGAAGCTGACTGGCAAGCGCAAGGGCTGCTAGCTTCGTTCCTGGTTCCATTGATGGAGGATTCTCTAACCGAGGGTCCTCCTTCGTCTTTATAAGAAGAGGCCATGCCAACCAAACAGAACGTCATCGACATCTTTCTAAGGAGGCACCCTGACGCATCCTCACAGTCTGCCGAATACTTTGAGAGGGCGTACAGGTGGGCTGTCGTCAACCTCCCCATTCAGAGGGCAGCCAAGACCATTGACATGGCTGACAATCAGTGGAAGTACGACCTTCCGGCTGGTGAGCTTGTTGAGTTTGAGCAGGTCATCTATGCCACTGGGGTAGATGCTCAGGGCGACTATCAAGGCACTCCGCTTGCTGAATCCACCATTGAGCAGATGACGGCTCTCTCAGAAGAGCAGATCACCGACCTTGCTGAAGGTGCTGTCCCTGTCAGGTTTGCGCTTGTGAACGTTCAGGACTCGACCACGGGCAAGCCACAGATTTGGATTTGGCCCAGATACAACGGCACTCCTGCGGGGGGCTATCCGAAGATGGTGATTTGGGGCAGGTGGTACGTGGCTCTTGCCGCAACTTCAACGGTCGTTCCTGCTGGCATTCCAGATGAAACCTTGATTGTCGCCAAGATGAAGCAGTTCTACCTTGAGGACTTCCCTGACGTTGAAGGGGGCGCGATCAATGCAGAAGCAGAAGCGGACAGAAAGCTGCAGCAGGCTCAGTCATTCCACCGGAACCGATCCTCTCAAGAGCACTGGGTTCTGTCGCCTTCAGTCCTGACGCCAGGGAGAAGGACGGTCTAATGCTGGTTCCTCTCTACGATGCTGAGCGTCAGCCGTACAAGGGCCTGTTTTCAAGCCCAAGCCCGGTATCTCTCGGGATGGGAATGTTCAGCGCGGCTCAGAACGTGAGGGAGGATGGAAACGCCTTGTCATGCAGGAATGGCGTGACGGCTCTTCTTTCTGCTGGGCCGAGTGTGACGAACGGAGTCTTTGTCGGCGGCGCCATTGAAGCATGGGGCACAAACGTCCTCGCTATTGCTGGGATTTACGATCCCGCTGTTTCCAAGGTCAGAATCTACTACAATCAGTACACGGGGACCTGGGGTGGCTGGGGTGAATCCACCGCTGCATCAGGGCAGTGGGGAGACACGAGGATGACCATGCCCACTGACGGTCCCCTCCAATTTGTTAGGCTGTCAAACCTTGATGGGTCAGACAAGCTGATTGTCCAGTCTGGGATAGCCAGTGAAAAGCCAAGAATCCTGACTGAGAACGCTGGCGGCGCGGGGCTTACCGCGATCATCGGCAACGCGGTTGATCCAGTTCTAGCGGCGACTGCCGAGCCTGCCATTGCTGGCATGAAGAAGGTGTTCACGGTCTCTACCGGGACATGGACGCACTCGGTCACAGCGGCAGGAAACACATGGACGACGACCACAGCCGGCACAACCCCGGACCAGTACATCAACCTGGCTTCAGGCGCGGGGGTTGGCATCACAAGCGGCAAGGCGTCTCAGAGCATCCTTGCGGCTGGGCTAGACCTCACCGACTGCCGTCAAGCCTGCTTCATCTGGGCCTGCGCGTTGGACGATCAGATTTGGCAGAAGGTCAAGGTAGAGCTAGTCATTGGCGCGACTCCAACGTATCTGACCATTCTTGACCCAGACAACAACATCCTTGAGGCTGTCACCACTGACCGGGTGTTTGCTTCGGGGTCCGAATCGTTCTACATGACCGCCATCCCCATTCCACCAGGGACGACGGTGACTGATGTAAGGGGCTTCAGGATCACGGCACAGCAGGATCTCATCAGCGACATCGTGCTCAAGATCGCCATGTTCGCGGGAGGCGGCAGGGTTCCTGGCGGGGCAGAGTATGCCTTGGCCTTTGAGAACAGCTTCAGCGACATTGAATCACCTGGCATTGTTCTGGTGTCTGGTGGCCTGGTGGACGGCGGCAACCAAGACCTTCTCAACAGGGCAATCAGGGGCGTCACTCAGACGAACGTGGCAAGCGTTGGCGAGTACAAGATCACGGGCGTCTTGACCAAGTTTGGAACTGATCCCGTGACGGTACAGCTTCCGGTGGATTCGCGCATCTACTACGAATATCAGGTGCCAGTGTTCAGCCCCACTCAGGCTCAGGGTGAGCTTGGCGTGAACTACTGCAACATCTACAGGCGCGATCCTGGGGAAGAGGCATTCACCTACGTCTATGCACAGCAGGCAGGGGCTTACGTTGCTTCAGCATGGACTTACTACACTCCATTCACCGCATGGAATCAGAGGACTTACTATGCCGACAACACTTCACCCAGCTCAAGAGACGCAAACCGAGTTCTGCCAGACGAGTTCTGTGAACCGCCTCCTGCTGGATACCCGATGGTGGCCGCAAACAACCGGCTCTATGTGGGAGCCACAGAAGGCACGGGAAGCGGCCAGAGGGCAGGCGCCGTCTGGGTGTCAGAAGAGGGAAGGCCGCTTAGGTTCCGCGCCATTTCTCGTTGGGAGTCAGGGCAAGTTGCTCAAGAGGCTGGCTTTGTCGTCAGCGTTGGCACGTCTCGCCCACAGTCCCTTATTGCCGCTTCAGGGCAGTTTCTAGGCGTCTCATCCATCTTCTGCGCCACTCAGGATGACTTGTGGGTTCTGGACTCTCAGAGGGCGTCTAGGGTGTCAAGTGTTGGCAGCCTATCATCACTGTCCTTTGCTGAGAGGGATGGTGTCTTGTTCTATCTGAGCGATGAGCAGCAGGCAGTCCAGTTTGGTGGAGGCGCATCCAACCTATCGAGAAACAGCGTTGACGACTTCTTGACAGGGATCGCGGCTTCTCGGCTTGGCTGGGTGGCAAGC